AATATTAGAACGGGGGCGAGCTAAGCTCCGGCGTAGCTAAGGCTGCTGCGTAGCGTAGTGGTTTCTACCCTCCCAGGGGTAGGCACCGCCGCGCGTGTCGCAAATTGAGGCCGGGAAGTATGAGTTTCATCGTCTCCGACGAGTTTTGGAGAGAGAAGATGTACTTTTTCAGTCCAATACCACGCGCCTTTCATACACATACATAAGGGCATAATAGTCATTTTACTTATCCCACGCGCACTTGTCACCAATTGTCTCCAATTGAATTGGAGACAATTTACCTATTGGGGACAAATTAACCCTATCCATTTAACCCTGATTAAATGGTAACTTTAGAATTACCGCAGTAATTCTATTTTTACCGTGATAACGTGTTTTTCAGTAGGGCCATTTTCTTTTCTTTTTTTTTTATTTTTCATTCGTATTTTTAATACGAAAGACATTTTCTTTATTTTTTTAATTTGATTTCTTTAATTTCTTTTTCTTCTGTTTTCCGCTGCGCGGCCATTCTTCCATAAGATATGTTTGTTGTTTTTAATTTTAATTTTCTTCTTTTTTTTATTTTTCTTTTTTTCTTTATTTTTCTCCTAATCATAGCCATGATTAGGAGATAATCATATCTAATTAACTTAATTAGCTAAAACAAGTAATCAACATCAATTTCAAAATATCTAGATATTTTGTTACTATATGATCCAAATTTAAACACGTAAAGGAATAGCAAACACACGAACCTCATACAACCACTATAAATCGACATCCCAGGAAGAGAACATCGAAACAAGAACGATGACGATCACATACAAAAACACCAAGGGTATGACATTTGTAATCAACGTAAGGCTAAGGAAAGAGAACTCGATCTCGGTCGAGATCGATCTCTTCTTGACAAAGAAACCATTTCTCCACAAGGAACAATTTATAATACCATACGGACACCAAGGAATCATCACCCCCTTCGACTTCAACGACATAGAGGAAGGAATAAAAGGCATAATCAACATCATGTATGCAGACTCACCAGCAGAGGAATTCAGGCACGAAGACATGGTCGAGGCAATAGACATACTCATGATGAACGAGGCCCCTGTAGTAGAAATTAACATAGGAGAGAAATTTAACGTGTATTCAACTACGAATATCTAAAAGTATGTGTATCTCTTGAATGAATAAAATACGTATTTCAATACATATACGGAGTACATGTATTTCTATTTTAAAAGCCCAATAATTTAATTGGAAGCCCAATACAAAAGCCCAATAAATCAGGCCCGCTTATCTAGCCTTTATCGTCCCCAACTCACGTGGGACCCACTTGAACACCAAAAAATCCGCTCGCCCCCGGT